AGCCATATCTTATATCTTCTGTTGCAACAAAATTCTTCAGATATTTAAACTCATTTTTTGAAAGAAGAATATTTACCATGCTACCTAATTTCATTCTAGACATAATTTGTTCTTTATTCAATCCTTTAAAGGGTTCCGATTAGCAGGAATCATTCCTTTTTAAAATGAAGTGGGATTTTCTTTGTGAAGTGTGTATTTACCCCGTTTCTTACCTAAACGACTATCACCTGATTTTGACATAACCTATTATAGCACAGGGTTAACAGCCTTGTCAACTGAGATTTGTGCTCCACACTTTGAACTGGAGGGGATTTAAGCGAGGTCGTCTTCTTATAATCGTTTTAGTGGTTCTATTCTTATATCTATTTACCAAACCATACAGACCACCCTTAATCATGGATTGTGCCGAAGCATCTATGGGAAGTGGCACATTTCCCTGTCCTGTTAAAAACTTATTCGTAAACCAAGTGGCTTTATCGGGATCAACCCTCATTCCTGAGTAGTAATCTGCCGTTACTCCGTCAACCAAAACCACTCCCCCCTCTTCTGGGATTTCAGGACTCTCGCCTATCAAGTAAGTAAGTGCTGAGTTTGAATCTCCATAAAAAGATGTATTAAGCGTGGCCGTAGTGCCACTTCCGACTGCTGTAACTCTATACATATATCCATGTCCGTTTACCGAGGTGTCCGTAACTGAGAACCATCTGCCAACCATTCCCGCCGTCCAAACTGTATTTGAACCCACTATCGAAGCACTCCCACTTGTTACCTGAACTGTTCCCGTGGTGTAGTCATCCACAAGTAAATTTCTGTCTCTTGAGTATTGATTGAAAGTAATTGTGTAAACTGCTTGAGGTATGGGCCATACACCAAAGTCATCTTTTCTTGGAAAAACAAATTGTGGCATAGCTGAGGCTTGAATTAAGATGGCGTTAAGTTGATCCCAATTCCTTTGAGCTGAGATTATCTGCATGGGGTAGTTGACTGACCCTACCGTTATTACTACTGAGTCTATCTCTCCCATCCCGGGAGGCCATGAATAGAATTGTTGGCTAGCAACTGTTGAGGCCGTGAACTGGTCTTGGTTGCGGTAATTCTTTAACTCCGATTTGACCAACTGATATCTTCTACCTAAATTGGCCTGAAAATCGGCCAATAAATTAGCATCCGTACTTCCAACGAGATTTATGTTCCTCAAAAACTGGCCTTTAATACTGGTATAGGTATCTTTCGTAAATGTATCCTCCTAACACAAAAAACCGGCAATAAAGCCGGTGTGTCCGTTGATATCATTATACCACTAACTACCGACACTGAGTGTTGTTAATCCATGTCCTCCACTAAATAAACTTAATACCTCAGCAGCAGAAAGGGCACGATTAAAAACTGCAACATCATCAATTACCGATGATGAGAAATTCTCCATTGTTCTAGCAGTATTTCCCCCGTCACATCCCGCTCCAATAGCGAACCCATCGTGTCCGGCCGAATTTCCACCCGCACCACTTGCAGCGGTCGGCCCCGCAACGAGTGCCCCATTTACATAACCTCTTATATTTGTAGCATCATAGGTATATACCATGTGATACCAATTTGCAGTTCCTAGTGTAATTGTATAATAAGAAGTTTCTGCCGCAACATTGTTTTTAGTACGATTAAACCCTATCCTCTGTGTTCCTCCGTTGTATTCATAGCTAAGCTGTTCTCTTACATAAGAGGTCGTTTTACTTGATTGACCAACTAACGTCCACGTTCCACTTCCTATTTCGGCCAATAACTTAACCCGGCAACAAATAGAACAGGCTCCGCCATCTATTGTTAGATTTGAGGCAGAATCCAAAGATTTATTTGTATTAGTTGCCCCAAAATTAGACGCATTATTATATACACCCGTCGTAAAAGTAACGGTATTATTATTAGTTAAGGTATAAGAAGCCTTTGAATCGTTAACATTTTCCAATCTCCAATAACCAATTAAATTAGCATCACTAAATAGTGAGTTGTAGTAAAGTTCTGCCATTATAAGCCCACGTACCCCGATATAGAACAATATTGGGTAGTGCTTGAGGACCCGCAAACGAAGCCCAAGTTTTTATTGGCAACAGGGACTTTTAGTGGTACTGGAAAAGTTATATTATCCCCTCCCTGTACTGGGTTAATCATATACCAAATGGCGGTCTTAGCGGATGCCGTATCAGTTTCGATAGTTACTAAAGAAGTGGTAGCCCCAGTATTGGCGATTGATATCGAGGTAATGTAAATAAAAAGCCCTGCTCCTTGTGCTGCTATCACTGCGGTATCGGCTGTATTAGCCACGCTTGCTATTCCTGAAACAAAATTTTCTGGGTTGGCGTATGGAAGCGTTATTAACTTACCTACTTTATCTGATACTAATTGAGCTTTGCGTGCTGTTGTAATTGCTGAGTTTTCTGAAGTCACTGCCTGCGCTCCAATATTTAGAGGTGCATCGGTAATCGCAACGTTGGTGGCCGTAATTGCTCCACCAGCCACTTTTGTAATATCTGCCGCCACCAAGTCGCTTGTCCCATGGGTTGTTTGATCTGTAGTTACCTTTCCGATAATATTAGTTCCCGCTTTTAAGACTATGTTTGCCTTGATATCTGTATCAATCGTTGTAAGTGAGGCATCTTTGGCTACTGTTGAATCAAGTGCTAATAATGAAGTATTTAGAGTCTGCTCAACTCCAGCTGAGCTATTTAATACCACTCGCTGAAGCTGTTTAGTTACCGCATCCTCAGTAAAAGAATTAGTAGCAAGATATGTCCCGCTCCCTGCTGTGACTGGAATATTATTTGTAGCCATTATGTTTTAGTCCAATTTGAGCTATTATTGCTCACCTTGGTATAGTTACTATTATACCCTATGTATGTAACTGTTACATCAGTTGCGTACGCATGACCACCCAAAATACCTATCAAAGTTCCTTTAGGAATGGTTACAGTAAAAGTCGGTTGAGCTTGTGTATAACTAGTTGAATTTTGAGATGGTTTAGTCCATGTCATTTTTCTAGTTTTTCTAATCTGGTTGTTAAATCTTCTACAACGGTTTGCAACTTTTGCACGCAACCATAAAGTGCTGCAATTATCTGTCCGCTATTTAAGTCCAAACAGTCCTTAATAATCTCTTCTTTTATAATTGGTCGTGTTTTAGTAACTGTAACAAATTGTGGTTTATTATCAACTAATATAGTTTTACCCTTCTTGTCTAAAAGTGGTTTGTCAGTAACTTCTTCGTATTCTTCAACTTCACCTGTATCAATTTTTTTCGTAAAAGGAACAGTATTTACAGCTTTGGGAAAAGTTTTCTGGACATCTTGGGCAATCCAACCCAAACCATGTCTATCTTTTACCTGCTCTTCTGTATAGACCCCTTCTGTCCAACCAAAATGTTTAAGAGGAATTGTTTTCACTATTTCGTAACACCTATCCAAGTCTGCGAGAACAATATCTTGCTTTAGTCGTTTATCTGAAACTACAGTCCACAATCCTCCAAGACCTGGTTTTCCTGCACTATCGCTACCAATTTCAAGTTTATAGTTAGGTGCTGTCGTCCCGATGCCGACGTTGCCGGTGCTTGTTATTCTCATTCTTTCAGTCAATGTAGAATTGGAACCAAGGGTCGTCGCAAATACTAAGTAACCCGCCATATCAGTAGTCGCTCCATTTTCCTTTCTTCCCGTTATCGCCGCAAAGTTCCCTCTATCTCCAGCATTAGTGTAATTACCTCCAAATGTAAGTTCTCCACCTTTATCAGCCGCTTGTGCATCACTTGACCTTATTTGCACATTGCCCGCTGAATCCAAAACAGTGCTTGCTCCATAAATATCCAATTTGGTGACAGGTGCCGTCGTCCCGATGCCGACGTTGCCTAAGGAAGTATCCACATATAATTGATTTGTGTTTACTGCCAAATCTCCCGTTGTTGCCAAAGTTACGTTTAAGTTTGAACCCGAAGCGGGTGTTATACCTACTGCCCCAGTACCAATAATTGAAGGGGTTGAAATTGAAGTTGTGATAACTGGTGTAACAATAGTCGGAGAGGTGTCAACAACAAACTTCGTTCCTGTCCCCGTTTGAGAAGCGATTGAAGTAGCATTCCCAACCGAAGTAATTACTCCTGTCAGGTTGGCATTAGTAACTGGTTTGCTTGTTGTTGAAAATGTTTTTGTAGCCATATTAATTTATTCCAATGTAGGTAACTCCTTCTCCGTTCACGCTTGAATCTAAATTAACTGTTGCTAAATTTCCAATATCTAAACTTAAACTATCCCCCGCCAGTAAAGCAAAACCGTTAGTCGAAGCAACAGCAGTATCTCCCACGTAAATTATTCCCGTATTTGCTGCCAGAGCTTTAATAGTTACCGATTTAACTGCCTGAGATGAGGCCAGAGTCACCCTGGTGCCAGCAGTTGTCACTACTTTTTTACCATTATAAATCGTAGTAGCCGCAGTTTCTTGGGTAGCAAAAGTTCCAGCATTGGTAACTTGATTATTACACCCAGCTGAACCATTCCAAAACTGAACACTCCCTAAACCCGTACCTGAGAAATCTACTGTAGCCTTGAGATTGGCAGCTGTTCCCTGAGTAACAGCAAAAGAAGTGTTTGCAATGCTCCCAGATTTAATATTTATATCTAAAGCGTTACTTGTACTTCCTATACCATTCGTTGAACTGTCATACAGATGTGCTTCCGTTTTAAGGTTTGACGCCGTTCCTTGGGTGGCAGCGAAAGTTGTGTTAGAAATTGAACCCGATATATTTGCCGTAACAGTACCAGTAATCGCACCCGAAATTACCCAAGGAGAAGTACCTTGATTAACTGTACCTATTACCTTAGAAGTTTCTGCATCAAGAGTAGCAGCGACTTTTAAGTTTGAAGCGGTAGATTGTGTGGCAATAAATGAGGTGTTAGCAATCGAACCCGAGGATATATTTACATTCATCTTAGAAGAACCCACTGCTCCCGCTATGGTGGCCAAGTTTCCACCAGTTTCAAGAGCAAATCCCGAAATAGTATTTACTGTCACACTAGATAAGGGAGTGAGAGTAGAAAGCTGAGAAGATGTTAAAACAACCGGAAGAGAAGCTGAAGCTACCTGTTGACCGAGAGCAAAAGTTGCTCCGCCCACTTGTTTCAGATTTGTGTCCTGAGTTCCCGAAGTGGTAGTGCTGGCTTTAACTAATAATTCGTGTGTTGTTGCGTCAACAGCAGCGGTGGTCGGAACATTAAACCCTATACTGTCAACACCAATTAGTGTTTTTTCTCTGTTCTGGTCAATAGCGGCGTTCATAAATAAAAATACCGCCAGTTAGGCGGTGTGTCCGATATCTATATTATACCACCGAACTATATTCCCTCTGAGGCATCCATCTGAAGTTGCTGTTCTCTCATTTTAATTTTCTCAGCTCGTTTATCTAGGAGGCTTTTACGCTCTTCGTCTATTTGCTCAGACTTTGTAACTACAGACTCACGCCTATCTAAATCTTGTTCCTTTTCTTGTAACTTTGAGAGAGATTTCTTTTTGTCGTCAAGTATTGATTGTTGTTTAAGGGTTTCGAGTTGGATAGTTTTATATTCTTCCTTGGCAACTTCAATTTTCTCTAAGACTAATTTCTCTTCAGCTAGTTTAGTTTCACGAGTCTTTATGTCTAGGGTGAGATTGACAATATACTCTTTTTCTCCTTTGAGTGCTTCTTCACGGGTAGAAATATCTTTTTGCTTCTCGATAATATCCAATTCGTCGAATTTAACCCGTGCTTCCCTTTGACTCAACATTTTAATCTTACTGTCGAACGTCTGAAGATCATCCACATAAGCAGTCATGGCGTTAGTCAGGTTTTCAACCAAGTCTTTAATCCCCCGGATAGCTAGGGAGCGTTTAGCCAATTCATCAGCCTCTTCTTGAGTGGGAGGGAGTATCTTTGGAAATTCTGATAGGTCTAATGCTTGTGAGTCTGTCATATCTCTACATATATCTGCTTGATCCACTTCTTGTAGTCAAATTCATACTGAGAACCTGAACCACCATCCTCTAAAGCTAGTTTTTGAGCTAGGTGTTTGGCTAGATGATCGGCTAGGTATTTAGGAAAAGATACTATTTTGCGTGAAGGAAGGGTTTGATCTACTCCGTCATAAGGCCACAAAAAGTCATTTTTTGACGGATTGTATAAAAAAGTTTTTGTTTGATCTGGTTCGGTTGGCAACATCATTTTCAAGTATTTCTATTTGCTGACAAATTATCAAAACTAACCCGATAAGTTGTTTTCTATTCGGTACTCCATCTCTATCAAGTATCCCCATATAAGATTCCCATTTCCCCGCAGGAATACTTAAACCCAATAATCTTGATACTTTATCTCTGATTCCTTCATTCATTTGTAATAAAATTTAATTATTTCTTTATATTCGTCTGGGATAATCAAAGCAGGAGCTATTGAAGTAAGATAGTCTTTTTTGTGTTTCAGTTTTAATGCTTTTTCAAACAGTTTCCAAGCTTGAGTAGGATTTTTACTTTCTGGGTCAGTCCATGCTTCTATCCTTGCATCAAACCCTTTTCCTGTAGCTCTTATCGCCCAATAGATATAATACCATCTCCTGGGTTGGTCTTTTGCCAATCTCTTCTGAACCATTATGAATTTTTTTAGGTAACTATAATCTCTTTTCATTATATTTTAGTCATTTCTGCCGCTTCCTTAGCTAAGGTCGCTTTGGATTTATAGATAGGAGGGGTTTTAACAGCTGTCGCTTCTTCTAAACTAGCACCCATTGGTTCATTGTTTGTGATAATTACTTCTTTCGGTACCACGCCTAATTGTTCTTCTGATATATCGTCAAAGGCTTTCTCATATGAACTCCTGTTATCAAGTGCTTCTAAGGCTATCGGTTGTTCTTGTTGGGCTTCTTGATCCATTCCATAGTCAGCTATCTTGTGAATTCTAAGACTCTTCATGTGTAAAGCTACCAATTCAGGATCGTTAACTTTGGGGACTTTATTCCAGACTTCGACATTCTCTACATACTTATCAAGAAATTGAGTTCCCATCTGTTCTTCCCGTTTCTTTTTAAGAGCTTCGCCTGTTAGGGCAATCTGATCGTTAATCATAGCCTCAACTATCTTTTCAGCGTAGTGACGGGCTAGATAACGGGGCATCTGCTTAGTAGAGTGGGCCGGGACTACATGATTGTATCTGTCCTGCATGAATACAAAGTCATGGTCTAAGGGGTTATAGACTTCAAACGGGTCCATCTTCCGTCTTTCAAGTTCACGGATAGAGGCATCATTCCTTATCTGCTGTCGTATCTCTTCTTCTGTGGGTGCAAATGCTGGCATTAGTTTTTACGTTTACTGCCTAAAATAACCGGGTCAACTACATGATTCGGTTGGGGGTTACTACCGGGGGCTTGTAACTTGATAGAGTTGACTGTCGGCTCAAATGCTTTGACTAATTTAATAACTCCGTTAAAATCATCAAACCTAAAACTGGCGTTAGTTAAAATATTGTACATGATGAGAGCTTGACGCATTGAAACCTTGATAGATACTTCCGTTTCATCTAAGGACTTCTCAAACATCATGTTTGCTTTTACTTGTTCGGGTGTTGGTGTGTTGGGGTTCATACGACTTGATCTCCTGTAGATGGCTCATCTGTCACCTTTGCGTCTGGAGTGGCCTTAGAATCGACTACAGCAAGGGTGGGGTTCGTAAAAGTGATGGTCAGGAGGGGTTGTTCGACTATTACACCGCCATTTTCAATAAATCTGATTTGGGGTTTAGCAATAGTAACTGAGAGGTTGTTATCTTCTAGTAACTTCTGAAACAAAGTAACTGGTGAGTCCATAATATAATTGTATCATAATCAATTTTTTTGATTAGACACCACTTCTGGAGAGATCGGCCGAGGCGGTTATATCACAATTTCCTGAAGCAATAACTAGGAGTCCTGTAACAATTCCCCAGTATTCATATTTAGTACCAACTGTAGGATTCGTAATCGTGGCCACGTTGGCTGACGTTCCACTTACACCGTCAATCACTTTAATCGTTCCGGTAAGAGCCGCATTTACTTGAATGATGGCTTTTTTAACTGGCCCAGTGTAAACCTGTGTCGGGGCGTTAGAGGTTATATATGAGTAAATCATGTTAGCTCGTAGCAAACGGGGTTGCAGCTGTACCTGAACAGAAGTCTGTTCCTGATACATTCCACAAACCTGTTGTTAGGGCAACGAAGGTGAGGTCTGTTCCGATCAATCCGCCTGTGGTCGAACCATTCATTGAGACGTTGATATTGTGCGTAGCGAGAGCTGAATTAAAGACTGAGGCCGTTGTCGTGGCTCCTACAATCGCACCCTGTAGGTAAGTTGTACCTGTATCGGTAATGATTGAAAGCGTACCTGTATTGGCTGTACAAACTATAAACCTATAAATCATTCCAACTACGGGAACTGGTAGTGTTACAGTTATACCTGCAGCCCTATTAAGCATAAATACTGTACCGCTTTGTGCTGCTGACGGGGCTAAGGTAGAAGCAGTACAAGTTACAACAGCATTGCTAAAAGTTAATGGCCCATTTACAGCTAAGCCAAGTAATGATGTTGTATTACCAATCGTAACTAAACCTGTTGTCGTACCTACTGTATTTATACCGACAGTTCCTGTTCCTTTAGCATCTATTGTTAAGTTGTTATTACCAGATGCCTGATTAGAAACGACTGCGACTGTTCCGTTGGCTGCCGCACCTGTAACCTTAAGTCCTGCTGCTTGTGAACCTGTATTAGAGGCAACTGCAAAGGCTGGTGTCGTTGCTCCCAAACGACCTACTGCTAAAGATGATGCTGATGCTGATGTTATTGTAAGAGGCCCATTGATTGCTGCTCCTGCAACTGAGGTGCTGTTTCCGATAGTTACCAAACCAGATGTCGTGCCTAGGGTGTTGATTCCAAGAATTCCTGTACCTGCTGCATCCAAGGTAATGAGTTCGTTGGCACTACCCAAAGCCAGTAAAGCAACTCCGTTTCCGGATGCGGCACTCTTAATATTAAGTCCTGTGATAGCACTACCAGTTGAAGCGTCTATATTAAATGAAGGATTTGTGGTAGCTGTAGCATTAGGCCCAACCGCAAAAGCATTAGCTGATGTCGAGGATATGGGGCCAAGAGCTGATAAAGCCAAAGAGACTCCTCCGAGAGTCGTACCTGCAGGAAGAGCAAAGGTTGTAACCCCGCTAAAATCAATACTAGCTAAGTTAGAACCAAGAGTTTGACCCCTGAAAAAAGGAATGATTCCTTCAAGAGTTTCACCTACATAGAATCTTGCGTTTAATTTAAGATATTTCATATTTTCTTTCCTGTGCCTCCGCAAACTTCACACCTATTAAATCCAAATTTAGTTGCTACAAGTCCACCCTCACAAGCCAAACATTTAGGAACAACAACTTTAATCGGTTCTTTTTTGATTTCTACTTCTACTTTTTTCATAGACTTTGATCCTCGAAGATAGGATTAGTCTATCTGGAGGAATGCTGCTATACCTTTACCTGACGAATTGGCTTGGCGTGCCATACCGATTCTCACTCTGCCTGATATTACTGCGTAAAGTCCCGCTGCTCCCGCTACTGTCACTGAGAGAGCCAAATCTGATCCGACTGCCATTGTGGTGGCATCACAAAGTACTGTACATTCTCCGTGAGTTTGAACCCACCCGTAAGTGCTAAGAGGCATTTCGTAAATTGCTACTCCTACCGGCATACCTGTTGCTGTCGTACCATTTGATTGGATTACTCCGCTCCAAGGATTTTGATTCATGGCGACTTTCGTAGTCGTAGTAGCGTAAGCATATCTAAGAGGTCTATCAACCCAGACCTTCAAGGCTGCGCCTGTCGTTAGGGTTCCTGTAACAGCTTGAACTACATATTCATCTCCGATTGCTACTCCTGCTCCTGCGACTACACATCCGATTGTCCCATCTGCGAATTGTGCAGAAGTAATGGTTGCATTTCCGTTTGTAACTTGAAGATATTTGTCTCCAACTACTCCGGCTGTTCCGATTGCCATTTCATCATAACTTGTATTGGTTATCGCTTCTTGAAGTGTATTACCTTTGATTAAGGCCGCTGCAGAATCTACCTGTGCATATCTGTACAACTTCCCACCGTACCCAAAAGCTAAACTTCCAAAAGGATGATTTTTAACAGTATCAGAGGTGTAGAGGTCTTGACTCTCTAACATGACTGGCCCTGACATAAAATTAAATTTAGCTGATAGTTTTAAGAATTTCATATTATACTCCTGTTATTCCTGTTCCTTTACTGTGCCTTCTGAAAGAAAGCGGTACCATCTGTCCTATACAATAGAATCTTGCTATGCGACCTGCTTGATCCGGGATAGTTAATGGTTTCTGGAAGAACCAGCCATTCCATTCCGAGGGGGCTTCAAGAGCAATCGCTCCGGTTCCTTCGTAGGCTTCCATCGTACCAAAGTCTACTTTCTCCAAAACGTCTTTGTACTCTTCGGGGATTTCATAGCGTCCCTTCCAGACTACATACTTTTCATTGACCATCCAAAGCATCTGAGCTGTGGAGAAGTAATCTCTGATAAGGTATGTCCCTCTGTAAGCGAGTGCGTCAAATCCTGCCGCTGATTTCAACTCGTCATTATTTCTGACTGCGAACTTGCCTCGTGTGGTTAGTTTGTTGTAACCAACCTCTGAGTAAGACTGTCTGACAAAAGGAGTTAACAAAGCTTCGTAATCTGAGAAGATAGCTGCTGAACAGAATCCTACGTTTGGCATTTCATCTGCTGCTCCCGGGGCTAAGGCTGAGTCATATTGAACAGCCATTGTTGCGAGGGTCAACTTACCACCCGAATATGCTGTTAAGGTTGAATTCAATGAAGAGTAAGTTGACTTAGAAAGTCCGCCAATTGTTGAGACGTTTGTCGTGTCGTCAATGATTGCTCCAAGTCCGAGAGGTTGATTGGCTGTTCCAAGTCCGTAAATAGCTGAGCCAAGCGTGTTCATGGCTTGTGCAGCTGCTTTCTCGTACTTAAATGTATCAAGATTGATAATTCCAAGTGAACCTACGTTTGCGAAGCTTTCAAGCATGATGCTAACAACCGGCTGGGTGTAGGCTGTGTGGGCGAAAGAACCTGTAACCGAAGTATTGACTGCTGAGCTGTTAAGAGTTTCAAGAGATGTGAAGAACTGTCCTTGCGTGTCTGCGGTCACATCGTAGGTAACATCTTCTGTTTTACCTTCGAATTTAGAACCTTGAGAAACTAATCTAGCATAAAGAGAAGGGAAGTTAAGAATCTGGTCAACTACTTTGGTGTAGAGCTGTCTGTTTCCTAAAACGTCAACACGGGAAGGTACGGCGATACCATCCGGTGCGAATCTTGCTGAAAGTTTAATAAATTTTGACATAAAAAAACCGACCTGCTTGGTCGGATGTGTTCCGTAAAACTAACTCTAAAGCATATTATAGCGAGTTTATAAAATCTGTCAAGGGGATAGACTTAATGACTTCTAAACTTCCCCATGATATCTGATGCTATTTGAGCAAAAGTTCTGTTATGATCTCGCTTGTAATCGTACTTGTCTTTGGAAGATTCGTTAGATGGTACGCTAGGATTTCCTGCCACTGGGGCATCGGCCCCGGCCACTTCTTTAACCTCTTTTAATTCAGGGTGTGCATCCAACTCTGGTTTGTAGTGTAGGAAGTATAATTTAGTTAATGAAGTTTCAGGTGGTAAACCTTTCTTAGATTGATCGGTATTGTATTTAACTCCATACTCAAAGAACTTTTGGACTTCTTTGGCGGCCTCATCTGTAGTATTAAGATTGTTGATTTCCTCAGGTTTCTCAGGTTTCTTTAACACTTTGGCTTGGTGCAATTCTTCCAACTCGTTAGCAATCCTCTTGTTAAAATCCTCTATTTGGGTTGACCTTGCTTTCTCTGTCTCTTCTTTTTGTTTGGTTTCTTTCTCTTGTTGGACTTTAACCTCGGCATCTCTTTTAGCTAATAAATCTTCCATTGTCCTCTTGGCTTTTACTTCAGCTATTCTTTGAGTTTCACTTATAAGTTCGGGGTAGTCTTTGGGCAGTCTTTTTTCTTTCTCCCATGACGCAACCAACTCGTCGGCTTCCTTTTGCTTTTGTTGGTCATCAATAGGCTTTTGGAGAATCTTGTCAATCTCTTCCTTAAATGCGGTTTTAGTCTCTTCGGATACTTTCTTTGCGGTCTCCTCTGAAGTCTTTTTAACTAACTCCTCATCCTTTTTAGCCTCTTCCTCTTCACGCTGTTTGGCACGTTCCTTTTTCTTTTCAACAACATCCTCCGGCTTCTCTTCCTTCTTGGGTTCTTCTTTGGGGGCTTGAGGTTTACTGACCTCTTCAACTATCTGTCTAATTGATTTGGGGCGTAATTCTTCGACAATGGTTTTCTTCTCTTCTTTGGGTGTGTCCTTTTTAATTTCGTCCATCTTTGGGTTTCTTATTCGGTGCCTTCTTCTTCTTATACTTCCTCATTTTCTCTTATGATCTCTGACGATTTGACGGATGATTTTCTTTGAAAACTCGGGGTGTTCTCTGCTTTCTTTCTTTATTTCTCTTTTGTCCTTAGACCTTTTTACCTTCATATATCAATTATACCACCCTCTCCTTTTTAGTGAGTGGCGGTGCTGTGTAGATATGCTATTACAATATGGAAAGAAGGTGAATTGCACAGCACCCCAACGCACTAAAGAATCCTCGGCGACCCCTGCGGAGGGCCGGTTGATGTCTGAGGGATAGCGATGGTGTTCATGGGGCTTGGGCCTTGTACTGGTGCCATAGGAGGCTGACCCTGCTGTGGCATTGTGGGTTGGGCAGGACTTACTGGCCCAGCCGCTGATGAAGATGTCTGGGGCATCGCTGCACCCGTTTGTTCAACATTCATCAGGGCTTGGGCAAGTGCCTGACTACTATCTAACTTTTTGCTGACCTTTTGCAGATAAGCCATAGGGTCAGTCTTAGCAAGGATTAGCTTCTCCGTTCTTCCTTCCGGATCAGATAATCCCATATCTACAAAGAATGTATAAGGATCAGTCATCTGCATTTTACCCATCTCTAAGGCGTTATTCTGAGCCCTGATCTTGTCGCTTCCACTAGACTTAATCTTGACAATCATACCCTCCATAATCATATTTCTATTAAGTTTCTGATAGACAACATCTCCTGCTACTCCCATGATCCATCTGAAGTGATCTTTGGTATACCTGAGTTTGATCCATTGCATTGACCAATCCCCCATCCACTGTCCTGCGGGATTGATAGTATCTTCGACTATATCATCAGCTGCGGTGAAGTCTCCCTCTCTTGCGATCTGGTTGCTGGTAGCGGGTGCTTCGGCTTTAATCTCGCCCCTGATAGCTTGTGAGTGAGCGATAGCATACATCCTGCCTCTAAGGTTATTTATCTCTTCAAACTCTTCTTTTGTGGGTCTTTCAGGGGCTATATAAGCATGAACTTCATTGACGTTACCTTCTACTGACAGGTCTACATTTGGTGCGTCTAAGTCCATTTCTTCTACATCTGAAGGGGTTAGAGCACCCTTGCTAAATATGTGGTGTCCTCTTGAATCGAGCGTCTCCTCAATCTGCTTGCCACGTTTATCCAGCGATCTCTGATTTTGAGTGTTCTGTTCTACCCAACTTGTCTCATCCATCGGAGTCTTACCCCATTGGTCATAACCCATAAAGAAGAATGGTTTACGGGGGAAGCGGAAGTAATTGTGGTAAACCTGCATCTCTTTGACATTACCCGGAGTTTGGCCCGTAAACAGTAACTGGGCTAACTCACTTTCATTTATAGCCCGTTTGGTATTCTCATCCTTAATATCATCATAGGCGAAGTATCTTCTCTCACCCTCGTAGTCAAAGTTGGGGTTCTTCATCTTGCCCAGGATACAATCTCCATACTTCCAGACTACAGCGTCTATTCTCTCAACCTCGTCATCGGCTTTTCTTTTGTACTCAGTGAACCATACTTCGCTGTATTTAATCTCGGTAGCCAGTGCTTTCCACGTCTCCTTGCCTCCTGGCATTAAACCATCTTTTTCTAGTTCTTTGTAAAACTCATCCTTTTTGCTGGGGAACTTGAGGGCTATCTGTTGAACCGTAGCGGGAACTTTCTGCATGACCCATTTCATTTTATCTGAGTCATTGGTGGGGCAAGTCCAGTCAAATTTAACTAGGTCGGGGTGAATTACTCCGAAATCATAATCATCCTCTTCGTTATCCCACCAAGTCTTAATACATGAAGTGAAGTAAATCGGTAAGTGCTTATAAGCCAGACCTAGTACAAACCTTGAGTCCTGTTCTTTAATCTGAGTGTCAATAACTTTACCGATTTGGTCAGCTATCTCGGTAGCCTCGTCTGAGTCATAAGCCGGCAGAGCCATCATATCAGGTACTCTACTCATGGCTAGAGGTTTGACTGTCCCCATGATCTCGTAAAGGACGTTATCCTGATACCTTGACTCGTAACTCTTTAACCTCTTCTCGTCCTCGGCTTGTTGAATTTGTCTGCCAAAGTAATAGACTTCATTCTTTTTGCGTCTCTCAAATAAGTTGTATTTATCGGTGTAGAAATTGTTGTATCCGTCCTCGTAATCATCCAGTATCTTAACCAATTCTTCATCTTCAATCTCTAATTTTAATGGGTCTAACGGAGGGGTCATCTGACCCTCTTGGGGATAATTGACATCAGGAATAGTCTCGTTAAAACTACCCTGCATTTTTTGATTGCCTTCCATAAATAGAAATAGACACGCCAAGTGGTGTGTCCTATGGCATTATTATACCACTAAAGACTCACCACGTCTGACAACGTATACTCTTTCTCGCAACTGGGACAGGTAAAGTTATACGGCATGTTTATTAGAGTCTCTTCTGGTAGTCTAACAGCAATCTTGGGCGTGTATTTAATCAGAGGCATACGGCACAAAAAGCATCTGAAGATCGAACTATCCGTATTAGGTTGAGGAGAAAGAATTAAACTTGTCCTTTTGCGGTTACTCAATATGGTTTGAAAGGTATAGGCCTCATGGCATTGATAACACGCATGAATAACGGGAACATCATAAGTTGGAACGAGTCCGGGGACGATACTTACTACCAATCCGGGTATTCTACTAACGGGTGTACCGCATCTGAAACATCTAAATAAACACGAATTATCGGGGTTATCTTTGTCTTTTGCTATGGATACGGTTTGTATCAGTAGTTCGGTTGGGACAGAATGAATTATAATTCTCACACATATATTTTACCATTGTGGACATCTTTGTGGTGTTGTGGGCACAAGAATATTACTTCATCTGGTAGATTGACATTCGGATGATGTCTATGTGTTGGTAGTTTTCCACAAACTATACACGGCCTCAAAACTGGTTTTTTCCACTGTGCCCTTCCCCACGCCCTCTTTCTTCGGGGGTGTTTAGCTTCGTATTTTTTAACAGCTCTTAAAACCGCCTCCTTTCCCTTCTTAGTATGACGATACTTTTTCATACGTGCGGTATTATATTCCCCATGTCGAGCCATCCATTCCCTATTTCTTCTTAAGGTGGATGTTCTCATCCTTTCACTCCACGTTGAATATGGATGTTGGTGACGAATAAATTTGCTATAATGTCTCTTACATAATTGTCTTTTCTTATTAAAGACTGGGGCACTGCACTCTAAGCAAACCATAATACATTTTATCATATATCATGTGAGTTTTCTATAGCAGAGTGCTTTTCTTGGGTAAGAATTTGTCAGGGTCAAGTCCTTTGCTCGCCTCCTCATTCCATACATGGAAGTGTCGTTGTTCTCTTGTAAGAGGTTGTTCACTACTCTTGCTCTTTAACTGTCCTGTAAAGCCGTCTAAGAAGGTTATGTGTTGAAGCATATATCTACAGCTGTCTCCACTATCGTCGTCAATCCCGCCCTTACGTGAACTCTCTACATCCTCAATATTATTCTCATCATGTATAAGTTGGGGTAGCGTACGGTCTAATGCTTCACAATTAGTAGTCCACTGCCAATAAGGTAAACCGTCAGGGGCCAGTGAGAGCCAAGTGTGCATATTCTGCCAGCCTCTGACACGTGAGTCCGGGCCTTTGATTGCCGGCTTTAATATAAATCCCCATCTACTGTCAGCATCCTTGAACTGATCGAATATACTCTTTGAATTATCATCACCCTTAGCGAATATCATTGAGTCGCACCTCACCCATGCACCAATTTCAACCAGATCAGACAGCGTCATATTGTATCGTTTTAATAATTGGTCTTTGATTATCTCGCTCCAATCTGCGGGGTTCTTCTCTTTACCATATACCTCAAAGAATGTCTTAACTCGGTAGAAAGGTGCGGTTTCATTCTTCTCGTCTCTCCACTCAATCTTCTCTATAATAGATAGATAAAATGCAAAAGGGTTAGCACGTCCCCAATCCATACCTCCGACAATAGGTGAATAACTGGGTACAAAAGGTTGAATCTTGTGCTTAGCATTGATCTCCACAAAGTATTGCCCAGCGAATATATCCCACGAACCCTCTAGGTAAGCTTTGCGTTGTTGTGGTGGCAAACTCTCCAACTGCTTAATATACTCAAGTGAGATGTATTTATTATCATAGGCGTTAGCGTGAATATAGAAGAAACGATCTTGCTCACTGTCATCCGATGTTTTATCAATGAAGTATTTCTTGACCCAACCATGTCCCACACCTCCAGGATTACTTGCAGCTACAAATTTAACCTCATCTACACCAGGATAACGCAAGCGGTTTCTAAGGTCTAAAAATGTTTGCTCGGGGTCTCTTGTAAGTTCATCTACAAACTCTCCTGCAAACTCCGTACTCATATATTTACTTGGATCATCTAGGTTACGAAGCAATATCCTCCCACCTCCATATTTCTTTTTAAGTTTGAATGATAACCCGCCTATTTGATCGTCTTTGAGTTCACCCAACCAACTAGGGAACTCTCTTTCAATTCTACTAATTTGTCTATCTTTAAGTGTTGGATAATCCTCACTGAAGAGACCAACTGGAGCGTTTTTAATTCCTTTTTCTCTATATAACCAATAAGTATATGAAAATGCAGCCCATCTTAAGAAGTAACTTTTCCCTCCGGACATAGCCCCGCCATAAAGTAGATATTTACATTTAGGATTAAAGAGAATATTTAACGCTTCACTTTGTTTCGGTTGGGGTTGGATTAACGTTGATAATGGTATTTCCATATAGGTCGAATCTTAAATCTGGTAGATCATCCTCATTATTCATTTTATCAAGTAACCGCTTTTTAAGTTTAAGTGCTGTCTCTAAATATTTATGTCTTGTCAGAAAATCAGGCACATCTACAAAGTCCGTACTATCTGCTGTTGCATTCCTTGATGTCTTAACTGCACTAACAGTTCGAGTAGCATCGAGTCCCTCCATTATCTTTTCTTGTAATAGTTTATCGGTTATACCCGCTTCTTCTAAAAAGTATGAATAGTCAAGTTTAGTAAGGTTCTCCGAGCCTATTGATTTAGCAACATCTCTATTTTTACAGTCATATACCTGCATGGCTGCTTCTGTAGCGTTACCTGTATCAATATAAACCCTTATCCACTTCCTTTGCTTTAAAGTTGTTGGATCATCTATTCGAAGTGCATCGGTCATTTCTTTCCTTTCTTTGCTTTGCGTTCTTTCATCTCTTCACGTTTGCCGTGTTTCTTTTCATTCTTTTCTTCTTTTTTCATTGATTTTTTAAACATTTAACTCATCTCCTTTCCATTTGAGTATATAGGTCGTACTCTTTTAGTTAGTTTACCTAATTTTAATGCTTCTTTTTGAGCCACCTTCCAAAGCTCATCCAAAAATGGGGTAAATTCTTTTACTGAAACCAATAGTTTTCCTTTTATTCCGCTTTCTTCTAAATTTAGACAACGTTGTGTTTTCATTTTAGTATCCTTACCATTATACTCGTTAATTGACTTACTGCATTTTCTCTATTCACAAATAATACTTGTTGGTCTTTGTCTTCAACCACATTATCCGTGTAAAAATCTAATCCGGCCATTACTATGTGGATAAGTTCGTGAATTATAGTCTCATCCCACAATTCTTTTTTGTCGATAAGTTGTGGATAGACTGTAATTGTAGCTTGATTATAAGTTGGGTTTGCTAAAGTCTTTGCACTCCTTTGTGAATCAAGTCCACCCACTAAGTTCTCTCCGGCTACATCATTCTCTTGATATATAACTCCTATCTTCCAGTTGGTAAGACCGAATAAATCTCTAAAATATTCTAGCCTATCTTCAAAGTCTTTCATTTGAATTTCATGTCTCCCTCTCTAACAAAATAAATCAATCCTTTTTGTTTCCTATATTTCTCCATTTCCTTTCGGTAGTTTTCATTTATTACTTTACGTTTTCCTATTCTAATCGGATACCAACCGAAGAATAAACCCTTACGATCTCCATCAAATTCACCATCTATGTAGAGATATGGAATCTTAATTGTGAACCGAGGTCTATACCAGAATTTAACTGGCTTCTCCCATATAAAACTATTATCAACATAGATGTTATCAACTACCTTTTTCATCATTAATTGAGATGTAATTTGAGGCATAAATCCTAGTTCAGATTCTTTCATTTTGTTTTTTAACTTTATCGGCTAAATCCTTTAACTCAGTATTATCTAATGTGTCTTTCATTGCTTGCATCCCTTCCTTTTCTTTGTTTGGTCTATTGTGTTCAAATTCATCTAATGCAGTCTTGGGTTTGATTGCTCCTGTAGGGATCGATGGCCTTATTACATCCTTAAATTTATCTGATATATCTGTCGTCAGCGTATAAAGATCGTTGATGTTTGGTTTTTTGCTTCCCAAAAAATATCCTATTAAGAGACTAATAATTGTAATTAAAAAGTAAATCATATAAAGCATTGTCTATAACTAAATACCATTCTCATATCTTCAAGTTCCTTCCTCTCGTTTTTTTTTAGTTTGATATCACTATCTAGTGCGTACTCATCGTAGTGTCTGGGTAAGAGTGTAAGCATTTGAGCCAGGGGCGGGTCGATCATTAAGTCTACAATGCTCGTGTAATAATTCGAGGTATGTAAAACTAAATAAGGATGTCCGGTTTCTCGGTGTCTAATCAGTTGGTTTACTTTCCAGTTGGCTTTTGGCAGATCGTCCATCATTTTAAGTGCTTATTAAAACTGCTTTCTTCTTCTCCGTATACATATTTTGCATTCTTTATTTCCTTTTCCGTATATCCTTCATGTCTGGCTCTGTCTGCTCCATATACATCGACATATTCTTTATTTAACTCACCTTTTCGGTTGCTTTGAATTATGTCTCGATGATACTTTTGTCTCTGCAACTTGATATCCTCTCCTACAAATTCTACTTGTCCCCCTGGCTTGGCTAATCTAGCTTGTTTCTCCTGACAAGAACGACAAGGCAGATAACCCCAATAATCATCATAAATAGCGTCATTTATTTTGCAAACTCCGCATTTAAGCATAATCCATCAAGTGTTCCCAATGTATTGGTTCTTTCCAAGCCACTGTGTGTGTGCACCCTTATGTCCTATGACTCCACTCATTTTACTTCCCTCCTAGCCATATCTTCGGCATCTCGAACTATTACATTGTCAGTGGTAATTATTGACACGGCTACCGAACAGGCATTCTTTAAAGCATTTATTCCGACTAAACTTGGGTCTACAATGCCAGCTTTAATCATATCTTTAACCTCACCTGTAGTTACGTCAATTCCAAAGTCTTTACCTTTACCATTTAAAGCTAGGGCCATATCAACTTCAGATAGTCCTGCATTAGTTATTAGTTTTTGGAACGGTTTATATAAGGCGTTAAATAAAACTTTCTCGGTCTGGTTCATTTCCATTGGTTTCCAAGGTTGATCTTTAACAGCTGGTCTTAATGCTTTTCTAATATGTAAATAAACTATCTCTCCCCCTGGTACTATTCCACCCTGCATCGCAGCCTTGGTGGCTCCTACGCTATCAAGAACTCTCTCTCGCCTTTCTTTCATTTCGACCTCAGTCTGGCCACCACCTCGGATAACTGCTACCCCGTTAGTTAGTTTGCCTATTCGGGCTTTCATTCTCTCTTTGTCGAAATCACTCAAATCAGCATCCTCCATGGCCTTTTTGATCGAGGCGACTCTTAAAGCTATTTCTTTCTTGCTGCCTCTGCCTCCGACTATGATTGAGGCGTTCTTAGTAGCGGTAATGCTCTCGGCAAATCCTAAATCGTCTGTAGTAAGTTTACTTAAATCAAATCCGGCATCCTTTGATAAAAACTTGCCGTCAGTTAGAGTAGCTATATCTTGTAAGATATTCTTTTGATCCTCTCCGAATGAGGGAGCTTGAATACAAAGCGAGAAGATTTTACCTTGAATTTTATTCTGTACAAATGAAGGGAAAGCCTCGCCTCCTATTTCGGGTGATATGACTACCAAGTTTTTAGACAACTTAACAAACTCTTCTAAGAAAGGGATTAGCTCGGTAAAATTAGTTATACTTTTATCCGTGATTAAAAAGTAAGCATTCTCTAGTACGGCTTCCATTCTTTCGGGGTTAGTCATAAAATAAGGAGACAAGAAACCTTTGTCTATCTGCATACCTTCCTGAATTTCAACTGTTATTCTTTCGGGGGCTTTGCTTTCCTCAACCGTTATAACTCCATCCTTGCCAACTTTCTGATAAGTTTCAGCTATAAGTTTGCCTATTTCAGCATCCCCGGCTGACACTGTAGCCACAAACTCCATGTCTTTTAAGCCTTTAATCGGGATTGCTAGTTTCTCTAACTCTTTTACTAGCAGGTCTGTACCCTCTTCCAAGCCCTTTCTAAGACTCATGGGGTTGACCCCGGCTTCTATTAACTGCATACACTCTTGGATAATGGCTTGAGCGAGGATTTGGACAACTGAAGTCCCGTCACCCGTTTCTTCGACCTGTTTCTGTGACGCTTGGCGGACAAGTGATGCTCCGACTTGTTCTACAAAGTCCGGCAAATCTACTGCTTTTGCTATCGAAACTCCATCATGTAAAACTTTAGCTTCAGCATATAGTTCTCCCGTGGGCACAAACTGCTCTAAGGCGGTATTCCGGCCCATCGGGCCTAACGAACTGCCGACAACATCAGCTATCTTATTTACACCAGCGAGGAGTTTTTCTCTCGCTTCTTTACCTGATACGATTCTGATTTTAGGTGCTATCATTTTGCTTTCGCTCTGAGATCCCCCCACTTGCAAAAAATATATTGTTTTCCCTCAATAGTTCCCAAGTCGGCCCCACCCTCTATAGCGTAGTGTAAAAACCAAACAATGTCTCCTACTTTGCCATATTTTTCTGATTTAATAAGCTCTCCAGTCATTGTGGTATCATCCGGCCCCATGGCAACAATCCTACCTTTAACAATTCTACCTGTTGATTGGCCTGTAACAATGAAGGTATTGTTATTCTTTTCTTCTAAAGATTCGATAATCGCTAATCCGGGGTAAGCAGTGAAGTTTATTTTTGTCATGTGTTGACTGATATTATTATACAACTATGTCAAATAAATATAAAGTCTTTCATATTAAGTACTAATCATCCTTACTTCACCACATCTCCTAAATCTATCGGGCTTTCTAATTCAGTTTGCCCTCGCAGGTCTCTTAATGTAATTTCAGCCAGAACTCCCTCATAATACCCTTTCCGTTTACCACTTCTGTAGCCCTTCTGGTAAGCCATTTTTTCAAGTCCAGTCCACATTGGTTTTGCTTTAGCGTCTTTTAGACCTTTGGCATATCCTTTATTATAGGAATAGACTTCTACATTTTCTATGGCCTCCCCGTCTTTTTTACCTTTGGTATAACCACGCTTAAAAGCCAATTCCGTTATCTTTGCTTTAGAATTAGGTTTAACTTTGACATAGGTTTCAATAGTTTTGTGAACCAAATGATGTTTAAGTGCATATTCCCTTGTGTGTCTGTAATGTTTCCGTACTTTCTTAACTTTAAGTCTATTCTCTACTCCTGTGCCGTGACAAACCTGGCAACCTATTAAACCGTATGGCCAACCAATCCTTACTCCTTTTCCTTTACAATTTTTGCATTTCTTTGTTTTTAGGTTTGTCATTTTATATTTCTTTCTTTGCAAACCTTAATAATTATTTAATTCTTTAATCCAGCCAGAATAATGTTTACCTTTAACCAATCTATCTAAAAATCTATTCTCCATATTGTCAAAAACTATTGTTCCATTATGAGAACTTCCTCCAGTTGAATAATGTGTTTCTCCTCTATCTACACCCCAACCGCCACCAACCCAACAACCTTTTCCAAAGATAGACCCCTTTCTCATAAATGGTAATTCTTTCAATAATTTGTATTTCATATCGTTTTCTTTGCAAACCTTACTGCATATAAATTTCTCAGTGGTGAGTGCTCTTTAAGGCGTTTTCCGACACCTTTGAGGTACTCACCTCTTAAAAATCTATTTAGCCTTATCCTGAAACTCTGCTGGTAAAGGTTGTCCAATTTCTTCTAAAACCTTTCCTGCCCACATTTTTGCTTCCTGCAACTTGGTATAAACTAAAGCGATTTCTCTTTTACCTTTTTCATACCTCGTATCGTTTTTGACATTTCCGACATATCCAATTATGGCATCAACTTTTTGTCTGATGTCGTGCATTTTCTCGTCGTAATCCATTTCTCTTGTATCTTGTGAGTCGTCTGACTGCATATATTTTCACCTCCTCTCATTGAACCCATTATTTGTCATTCTTCTGTTGCTAAATTCCTAATTGTCCGCATTAAACCATCCATCTCAATCAATTCGGTTCTGTCTGTACTTTCAAAATACCTTTTCCATTCATCCGTGGCACGATAGGAAATTGCCCACTTTGATATTATACTAGCTTCTCTTTTGTCTATTACCAATAAGTCGCTTATTTTATTTGACATTTCCTTTTTTTGTTTTGGATGATGTAGTCATAAATTAGATTTTCCCCTTATCCTTAAGATACTCTTGTAGGTTTAACCTACATAAGGGCGGTATCCCGTAGCCCATGTTCAATCGGTCATGCCGAAAGAACAGTGTTTCCTCGGATTGCTATGTTTATAGCCCCGACTCTGTCCGCATTGCTTTCGTAGTTACATTTGCGACACTTAAATACTGATTGTGTCCGTCTGTTATTGCGAGAGCAATATTGACATTTAGGGCAAGTCTTACTCGTACCTCTAGGGTCAACATATACAACTGTAATACCTGCTAGTTTAGCTTTGTACTCAATAAAGTCTGCCAGTTGCCGAAATGACCAACCTTTGAGCATTTTTCTACTTTTCTTGTGTACCTTTAACCTCTCGGTAATACCTGTTAATTTTTCAAGTGCGATACTTCTTTTATTCTTAATAGCCATGTTCACTATTTCTCGGCTAATTTTATGGTTTTCGTTAGTGACCCAATTCGCTTCGTGTTTACTAATTCTTTTAAGAAACTTATATACATTTCCCTGTTTTAGTTTAGGCTCTACCCCTTTGCGTAACTCCATAAAATGATTCTTCTTGAATCTGTAAGGCTCTCCGTTAAAAAATCTTGTATGTTTTCCGTTCCAATCACAAGTTACTGCGGTTTTGGCTATTCCTAAATCTACTCCCATAAATCGTTTGTAATTTTTAGGTTTAGGTTCAGTTCGGTCAATACGCAAATAACAAAGCCATTCACCATTTATCTTTTTAAGTATGCTTTCCTTTGTCGTTCCTGAGACAGGTTCTTTGTAAAGATATTCTACCCAAGTACGCTTTGATCCATCTGAGAAAATTAAACCAACTTTAAATCCGTCAATCTTTATTTCCCTTAAAGATAAAAAGACCTTATTGAACTTACTGGAATGCTTTGCCGTTTTATGATTCACCTTCATCATTGTTACGGCTCTATATCCAGCAAATTGAATTAAATTTGAACCCAACTTGAATAGTCGTTTTGCTTCAAAATATGGTTCACCACTTAAGTCCTTCAAACTGGTGCTCTGTTTATCTTTGATTACTTCTACAAAATAGTTAGCACATTTACTCTGTTCGGATGCTAATAGACTCAACTTTTCGTCTAATTCGTTACTAACTACCAATTTTACAGGTATGGTTACTACCATATCTACATTGTATATGTTTTATTTAAAAGTGCAATAGTTATCCTTGTGTGTGTTCATAAATTATTCTTTAGTCTAAAAAAGAAACAACTTCTCCCGTCGGATATTTTTTCTTATAAGCCTCTACACTGAAATCTCCTTTTCCATCTCCATTCCAATCGTGCATACCACACAACCGACAAACTGCATAATTCTCATAACTTTCATAGATAACCATTTTATGTTCGTGTTTTCCAATATCTTGGTGCATTACACTTGTTTTAATAAATTCTTTTTTATCCTTCCGTGATTTGTTGTGCATAATGTTTTGGGTTTGGGTCATTTAAGTTTTACTATTGTTACATTTACTGGGATTGGTTCACCGAAACATGGGAACCCCGTCTCAATTACCTGTTCTGCGTGCCACCTACTAGTTTCCAAACTTCTTAAACCGCCACACTTACCAGTTACCATCCACATTTTCAATTTTCTAGTCTTCTTTTCTTTGGTTTTTGTGTTTTCAGGTGTCATTTCTTCTCCTGTTGTTGTTATATTCATTTTAGTTATCTTACTAAGGATTCAAGTTGGTCTAATAACTCTTGTAGTTGAAAGTCTTTATACTTTATCGGGTGAACGTACTTGAAGTGTAATGCTTCCACACCGTCTTTACCCAGTATGAGTTCAGCGTAGTTCATTAAAGGGTAAGGGTCGCTTTCGTGCCGGAAATTACAGTTAATACATTGAGCGAATACATTATCTAAGTCCCAGCGTGTTGAGTAAGCTACTCTGCTAAATAAATGCCCCGGTGTTAAATTCTGAGATGTACCGCAACACACACAAGTCACATCCCTATCTATAACTATTTGTTTAACGATAGCGTCCAATTTTCTAACTAATGTTTTTCTGCTAGGTTTCTTACTCATATTTATACTCCGTACACTCTACCACACGTCCAGGCTGAAAAGTTTCCTCTCGCTTTGAATAACTTATAAGCATAGTCTGTGGAACATTTAACATCTCTTGCACACCATTCGGTTACTTTAGGATGATACACGGTGTTAATCTGCCAATATCCTATGTCTTTTCCTACTCCACCCCATTGCGTGTTGTCGTTATCCTGATGGTCAACTAAGTTTCTATTCTCTGCACAACTACCTGGACCATTTCCTTGTAAAACTAAGAATGCTTTTGGTGCATCTTTACCGAAGACGATGGGAATGTACTCCTCGATAGTTAGAATGTGTTGTGGGGCTTCCTGTAACGTCACAGTAGTGTTTGTAGTGTTGTTGGAGTTAATGATGATTGTCACAGGTTTATTCATCCAGTAAAAGAAAGCACTGATAAGTATTAGGACTACGCTAATTTTTAAAGTGTCTTTCTTCCAGTATTGTTTGTACATATTAGTCGAGCACCTGAATCGGTTTTCTTACTCCTGCCTATTAAGGTTTAGAGCATTTAAGTAGCTTTTAAGGCTCGGTTAGTCGTGGCGAGACAACCCTAACCAAGTCTTTATGTACTTGCGAGCAGTTATCCTGTTATGGTTATTGCAAGCTAGCCTTAAAAACTATTTAAAAGTTAATGTCCTCTGATTCAGTTGCGTCTTTCATACTTGCAAACGGTTCTCCGTATTTATCAGCATCATCAGCATTCTTTTCCGCCTCACACCTTAGACATACAGTCTTGTAATAAAAGTGATGTTCTTGGCAATACTTTTGCCCATGTCTTTTGGCCCATTCAATACTAGGTGTTGAGAAATTCATGTTTTTTTGCCTCCTCTACTTGTCCGGCCCGAAACATTAACTCTAACCAGAACTTAATTTCTTCATCAGTCTTTTCTTTGGTTTCCCATTCGATGGCGTGATTGATGTCTTTAATGGCTTGTGATATGTGTTTTTGTATTTTCATTGTTCGTATTGTTCTACCGGTATTCCGCCATCTTTATATGGATCAGTCTTGTCATAACTAACTACAGGGTTAAGCCAATCTACATAATCACAGCCAGTTGCTTGTTTGGTAGTAAAGTCCCATTTGCCGTTTTCGCATTTATGAAAAGGTTTACCAACACTTGATACTTTCTTTACCAACCTACCTTGGCATTTTGGACATTTCTTTCCTTCTACATAATCTAATTCCTTTTTACCGAATGTTTGTTTAACTTGTGGCTTGTAACCCCTTGCTTCTAATTCTTTTTCAACACTTGCTATCTTATCTAGTAAAACCATTCCGGACATTTCCCTTAAAGTGAATAAAGTGTTATATCCTTTTGGTGTAACTACACTTAGTGTCGCAGAAGCAGGTGCTTCACCAATTATGTTTGTATCGTTTTTCATTTAATTTTTATTATCATCCCCTACTAAAGGTAATACTTCATCTTTTAATTGCTCTCTTTTAACAATTGCATAGATTCTTGCACTTGAAATTCGATAATCGTGTACTAATTCAACTACGCTAAACTTGCCAGACTTAAAGTCCTTATAAAGTTTTTGGTTTCTTGCGTCGTTTTTATGTTGTCCTTGACCTGCCATAATTTAATAATATACCTTTTTAACCTCTTGTCAATACCTTTTCAATAGTAGTTTGTGGCTAACTTACTGAGAACTAGCTGAAAAGATTTTTTGCTTCCTCGAAAGTTGCCGGCGTTTTTGGAGAACTCATTTTAAGCAGTTTAGCTCTGACTTCTATTATCTTTCTTTTAGCCGGATTGGCTAACCATTCTTTACGTAATTCTTTTAATTTATCATCTATATTTGACATCTATATAAAACTAGTCTAAACTAGTACTAACTAGTCAGAGCCGGTTGTAGTCCTTTAATAAGAACTTTAATAACCGGCTCTTTTGATAAATCCCAACTCAATTGCTTTCTCTCTTAACCTCTCCCTAACAGCATTCGGCATTGTAAAGTCTTCTATTACTTGGGGTTCCTCTTTATCTGGCACTAAACTTTTACAATAAAGTACCATCGGTTGATCTGGGATCAAAAATACTTTTTCTATTCTATCAGCTCCCTGCATAAATTTACTTGGCGAAATTGTAGTAACTCCTAGTGGGGTAGTAATCCTTAAATCCTTGTGGTACTTCTTGGCTTGAATGATGTATTTATCACGGATACCACAGTAATTTGCATAGATTGGCTTCTTAATCTCTACATTTATGTAACTTTTATACATAATCTTATTTGTTAGGGTAACCTGAACGGTGGCGTTATCCTAACTATAAAATTACCTCCTATGTTCAACACACTTTTGTATTTTATTTACTTCACTATTTCTAACTTCAAATTCTACTCCACAAACCTTACAATGTTTAATTGTTCTATTACTTTTAGACCAACAATTATGTGAACAATATACTTGATCCTTAGTACTAGGATGTGTGTAGAATACTTTGTTACAAACTTTACATTTTTTATATTCTCCCCTACGCCACTTCTTAAAACTTTCACTTCTCTTTTTGATCCATTTTGGATCTTTTGACAATTTGGATACAACTCTACCGGCCAATACACCGCTACAAGCGTGGCCACAAACCTTCTTCTCATATTTACCTCTAACTTTATACAGAGGAACTAACATTTCTTTTCCACATACGACACATTTCCGCTTATATCTCACTGTAGTACCGACGACTACATATCCAGTTTCTTTTGCTTTTGAAAGAGCCAGATTTAATCTATGAGCGGTAGTAAAACTTCTTCCACTTAATACAATCTTTTGGCACTTATTAGAGCAAGTCCTTCGTTTAGTATTTGTTTGATCGTGTCCTCCCCAAAACACAGTCTTTGGTATAAACGTCTTTCCACAAACTATACAATTTCTAGGTTTTTTCGCTATTCTTTTTCTTTCTAATGCTCTTTCTTTGAATTTTTGAATTGAAGCTCTATTCTCCCATTTCTTGGCAAACTCAGGATTCTTCATCCTTTCTTTCATTTCGCCTTTCATCCATTTGGCTTTATTTTTTAAGTTATAATCTTTTGACCAATATTTAGTTCTAGCTTCCACGGCTTCCTCACTAACTCCAATCTCGGCTGCGGATTCTTGAATAAATTTTAGGTAGTCTTTTCCATAAAGTTCTTTATTATCTTTAATACCAAATTTTTTCTTGTAGTCACTCAGACCGTGAATTTGACAGATGTGGCCAAGTAAATAAATATAACTTCCGCCACACTCTTTACAATCCATCCTATCGTTAAACCTACTAACTTTTCGATCACCATGTCTCAATCTTCGATAAGATGGCATTGGCTTTGTATTTTTTTTAGATAATCCTATGAAGTGTTTATAAATTGCCATATAAAGACATTATATTACAAAAGATATTTACTTGTCAATACCATTACCAACTTTTTAGGTAAGACTTATATCTTTAGTCTTAAAGGAAATAAGTATCCCTCTCTGTTTTTGGATACCATCCTTGAAGTTGTTTTCTTAATTTTTCGTCTTTGTGTATCGCCGTGTGACAAAACTTACATAAAATTATCAAGTCACTATTCTTCTCATGTCCAAACCTATCATATGTACGGTGATGAATATTTAAAAAAATTTTGCGTTTACATAACTTACATCTCGGATTGCCTTTATACATTCTAGTTCTAACTTTCTTCCAGTGATCTGTATTTAAGTAATTCTTGTATAACATAATATTAAATTCCTGAGGATTCATTCCCCCTACCCCTTTCAGAGTATTCGGCGAACCCTCGTTATTCCCGAGGACTTCTCTTCCTGTAGCCGAGAAGTAGGCATCATCCCCGTCAGTTAGTTACCGATTTCTCGTTCCGCCTTGCACGGATTTATAGTCCCTTTTGACTTCTAGGACTGATTATACTTTTTATATAATCGATCAAGTGAATTTTTCGATAAGTAATCTTCAAGAAAACAAGCGGTGGTATAAAGTAAATAAGAAGCGTCAGAACTCTTCAAAGTCTCATTGGTGGTATGGTTGGTATACTTTACTTCTACAACGATTTTTGCATCATTATCCACGGCTAAACTTTTGGTTATCTTTCGTTCTAAGAAGCGGTACACTAATTCTGGAGAAACTCTTTTGGCATGGTTTATTTTCCATAAACTATTTTTCTCGGGGACAATGATAACAAACTTGATAAAAGGAGATGCCTTGTGAGATAATGTAGACGATTTATTTAACATTAAGTCAGATTATGGGGACAAGGCCTTAAAAAGTCAAGTCCCCATTTTCGTGCTATACTACTTATTCAAGAGACGGACTTCCGAAAGGGAGTCCTTTTCTTTTTAACTTACCAAATATCTTTCTCCAAGTATTATTGGGTTTCTTTCTTTTCTTGGGGATTATGGGGATTCTAACTATGTATTTTTTCAATTTCTTTTAATTCTTTTCTCAGGGCCTCCAACTGTTCAACACTCTGTAATTCTTGTTCTTCTCTCCTTTTCCTAAACTCACTATAACTCATGCCTTTAATTCCCGCCTGCTCGGCTTCGACTGATAAAATCATCATTGCTTGGTCGTATATTACTTTTTCTTTTGGCATACGTGTATATTATCAATTAGTTTGTGTATAAATGCGTGTGTTTGTATGTCTAATAAAGCTAAATTTTCAAAGTCGTTTGTGCCTCCATCACTTTTAAAAACTATATGATGTACATTTTTCGTACCCTCTCTTGGGTCGTATCCGTGAATTTCATACAAACATTCTTTATTGTGCTTGAGTTTGTCTTTTTCACAACTCACACCTCGGGTTTTCTATTCGAAAGAATCAAAAGTACACCTGCAATAAATATAACTAAAAGTATAAACCACATATTAAATTCCTGTTAAGCCGTTACCGGCAACTCCAACTTCTGACTTGTGTAAAAATTTATCAAGACCCATTAAGACTGCAATTATTCCTGCGATAACAATAGACCTCCAATCAATAGAATTAGTCTGTAATCCTGAAATGACTAAAGGTATAACCGCAACAAGTGCAACTCTTAAAAGCTGTTTTAGTCCTTCTACAAAAGGAGATTTTATATCAAACATAATCTGTATCACCTACTTTCTTAAAACTAAAACCCCATTTTACATCTTTGGGTTTTTTCTTACCATAAGTTATAAAGTAATGACATCCAACACATAAAGTACGGCAGTTATTAATATCAAACCTTCCTTCGATGTATTTTACCCAGGGTTGAATATGATCTACTTGCAATTCGACTCCTGAAACTCCACAAATCTGGCAAGTATAATTGTCTCTTTCGAGAATTGATTTATATATTCCACGTCCAAATTTATTTCTTTCAAATTTACTTAGACTATAATTTTCTCCACCTTTCCAAAAGTTGTTATTTTTTCCCCGTCTATTTAAACCATTTCCTTTAGCTCTACACTTTACAGAACAATACGTCCCTGGAATGGATGGAGAACAAGTAAATTTGTTTTTACAAAACAGACATATATGTTCCTGCTGGTTTTTGTTCCAAGGTGTGTAACCCGATGGTTTGGGCAAACTAAGGTGTTTAACTCGTGGCCACACACCTTCTTTTCGTTCATAAATACCTCTTGTCATATAATTCATTCGGTTGGGCTACCTCAATTAAATAAATAGTCCAACCTATCAATTACTTGACTGCTCCTATCGCTGGTAAACTAATACCAAAGAAACTCAAAATCCACATAGCCAAAAGCAAACAAACTACAAGTATTATCAAGCCTTTCCAATCTCCTGCAAAAGCCATCAAAATACCTTTTATAAATTCCAGTTGGCATTTTTAATTTGCAACCTCCTTACGAAATTCTCCGATTAGTCTCTTCCACCACGGTCTATTGTCAATTCCGAAAACGACTGTCTTTGATTTTTCTATCTTAGAAGCTAGATTTTGAGTAGCCTGCGATATCGGTTCAACTGCTTCTGCAACTTTATCCTTTGTTCGCTCTGCATTAAGGTTAATGGCTTTCCGTAATTCCGAAAGTTCAGCCCCCATACTCTGTAATTTAATATTAAGATCCTGAATGTCTTGACGATCTTTCGCCATATCCCGATCTTTACTTGCCAAATCGTTTTCAATACGCCGGAGCGTTTTAATAATGACGTCATCTGTTTTTATCATTTGCCCAACCACTTAAGCCACACCAATATCCGTTGGAATATATTGGGTTTGGGAGTAGGCATGTTTGGGGTAGTTGTAATTATCACATCGGGTGGATATGTTGTGACTGGAGGTACATCTACTGGTACTGGAGGGGTAGAGGGGCTTGTGGGTGGCTCTGGTACGGTCACAGGGGGTGTTACAACGACTGGAGGAACTTCTACGGGAGGGGTAACAACTGGAGGAGTAACCACGGGAGGTGTTAATAATATTCTAGCTCCGTCAATTATTCTACTAATATCTAGTCCGTTTGGACATGCTGTCGGGACTATTGCTGAATGCGGTACAACGTGTTCAATATCACAAGGTATTCCGTAATATTTACAAATATCTGCTACTAATTTAATTGAGGTGTCGTATTGTTCATTAGTATGTTTTTTAACTGTGGCTCCCTCGTCTACGTGTTCTATTCCGATACTTGATTGATTAACTCTATAATTCCCCGCTTGATAGGCTACATTGTATTCCTCTAAGAAAGCCATAATCCTACCGTCATTATCAATTCCATAATGAGCTGAAACCAAACGTGTACCACCATCAAAAGTATCTATTAAACCTTGTTTGGTTGAGGCTGAGGAATGTAAAACTATTTTATCTATCGGATAAACCCGTGAAGTATCAAAGTGGCCGTAAGCTACTGTGTATTCTGTATAAGGAAGTGTAGTGTATTTGCGTTTCCCCATGATTTATTATAAACCCTTTCGCATTTCAAAGTAACTAATTACCAAAAAAGTTACTGTTGAGGAGGCTATTGCGGCGAAGATTGGAGCTATATATTTCTTCGGGCCTTGGATTGCCTCTTCTAGTACCTGAATTCTAATCTCGGTTTCTTTGGCGACATCTTTTAATTCTTCTCTTGAGGCAAAAATACCCGGCAAACCTTTAATACTGGTTTTAATCTCGTCAAGTGAACTAGCCATATCGGATTGCCTGGAATCAACCCTTATTAGCAAATCATGATCTTTTAAGTCTATTGGTTTTGTCATCCTTGTATTCCATTAGGTTCCGGTATCATCGCATTTAATAATTTCTCTTCCATCTTCCCTTTATGGTCTAGGTGATGACTTAGGGCTTTCAAAATAAGTTCTGTTTCCGATACCGGCATGGCTGGCTGGGGGGCTGATGATGCTGTCGCTTGTTGGGCAACTTCAGGAGGGACTTGAGGGGCTGGTTGACCTTGTAATTGTTGAGGTACTGGCTGGCCTGCTCTCTTAAAATGGCGGTGCAAAGCGGTCTCACCTATGGCGGGAGACATATTAGGCATTGGAGAAGAGGCAGGGGGCATCATTCCTGGATTAAACCCTGGATTAGAACTAGACATTTGATCTAAAGCGGGTACGCCCGCATTCATGCTTCTGTTTACTTGACCTACGATTGATGATGGTTGCATAAAAAAGGAACACAAAATAGATGTGTTCCTTGAGATATATTATATCACGAAGTCGCTAAACTTGACATTTAGGACTACAATTAAGGTATGTTACAGTTTATTTTAGTCTGTTGGTGTGGTCTATTGTTGGGGACTTTATTTGTCGCCCCTGTCATGGCTACCGCTTTTATTATTCTGACACTAATAGCCTACGGAGTGTTTAAATTATTTAAGTTTGTCTTCTTTTATTGGAGTTGAGGCAGTCCTCCACCAGGGCCACCTGGAATATTATAATTTACGGGGACTCCTATTTGTGATTGCTCTTGTTGTGGAAAAGGAGAAGGTGTCGGTGATAAAGATGTTGTTGTTCCACTACTTGCAGGATTTGGCATTGCTCCTCTAAAATACTGTTGAACTAAACCATTATAAATATTTTTCTGATCTTGCGTGGCTGTATCAAGAGCCGAAAGTAATGCTCCCTCCGTCTTGTATTGTGATAAATCTATATTAGCTTCATTTGCAAAAACTTTAATGGCGGCTCCTAATGCTGCACCTTGTGGAGTACCTGATTTGAATATGTTGTCTACGGTCTGACTCAATTTTGCTAGACCGGGATCGGCTTTTTTAATTAGATTATAAAGAGAACTAGCTGCTGCACTTGTTGTACTATTTTTTGTCCACTGATTTCTAATATCTGCTTGGTCATCCCAATTCCCCTTGTTTGTATCAAATTGACCCTGCAATTGATTTGCAAGAACATCATTCCCAGCAGCTTTTGCTTGTGCAATTTGATTAGTTAACCCATTTGTTCCAAATTGTTGATCATTGTAATCTTTTCCTATATAGAATCCTGTCGGTAATGGATCAGCCACATATTTAGATTGTTCAGGTGCTGTAGTAGTCGTAGAATTAGCTAGAGTGGGTGGTAAATTAGTCTGACCAAGGAGTTTACCAGGTGTTCCCGACACTGGACTTGTGGGCCAATTAGGATTTGGTGTCTGAGGATTATTGTCATTTCCTTGATTTAACAGGCCGGGTGCGTTTGATATTAAACCTACTGCGGCAGGAATGGCCTCACGGAGACCAAGTGCTGTCGCTACCGCACCACCTGTCCTTACCCAAGGATTAGCTGTCATTTTCTGGAACCAGTTGGGATTTGGTTCGCTTTGGGCAATATTTGCCACAGTTGTAGCTCCAAGTTTCAGATCGTGATATTGATTCAACAAGTCTTTGGTATCTTTTAAATTATCAGCGATTACCTGTCGGGAAGCATCTCCCATACTCATTTGAAGTTGATCTTCTTTACTTAAACCAAGTTTTGGTTCTCCAGTTTTAGGATCATACATTGATGAAGTGGCATCATTGTTTACTTTATTCATTTCAACGGCTGTATCTTTATCAATAAAATCTGGAAGATCGGGAGGATCGGGAGGAGCCCCACCAGCAGCCCCGGCATAGATTCTGCTTACCCAACCAGTTACATAAGTTTGGGCTTCAGTTGGTGTTATCTGTCCACTATTTACCATTGGTTTTAAGGCTTCCATTCCAGCTTCTTTATATGCAGTAATGGGAATTTTCTCGTCATTCGGAAGTGCTTTTATTTTCGCCATAATATTATTTTCTGCTTCCGGTATATTGTTATATTTTTCGGCCCAAGTATTTCCCAAAACTTCTGTATTGTATGTGTCTATAATTTTAGCCTGATTTACTGGAATATGTTCTGCATTATGGTTGGGGATAGGTAACTTAAATTTAGCCTGTTCTTTAGCGGACATATTTGTGTCTTCGGGGTCATATTCTTTGGGTTCAGGTAACGGTTCTTTTACTGGAGTTTTAACTGTTTCTTCTGTCGGAGGTAGTTTATTTTCTCCTGAAAAAGGTTCTCCTGCATTTTCCGATTCACTACCAACTGTAGGAAGTGGTGCTACAGGCCCATGAATCGTAGGGGCTGATTCAGGTTCGTTTATTTTCAATGGAGGTGTTTCAGGTGGTACTTCAGGAACTGTTTTAGGGGCAATATATCCCATTCTTGTTGGCGGTTCACCAAAAGTTTGAGGTTTTTGTGCAACATCTTCAGCCATTGTTGCTTTTTCTGTTGCCAATCTTTCCTTTTCAGCTGCAGATTCAGCTCGCAAAGCAATCTGTTCAGGGGTTAATTCATTTTCATCTAACGGAAATTCGTCAGTACTACCCATTGATAATACCAAAGGAATCATGGAGCTTGCTAGTCCTCCATATTTAGCGATAGTTTCAGGGGAAACCTTACCTCCAAAATCTTTTGATATATTAGTAGAAAGATCAGAACCCATTTTCCCAACCTGAGTGTTGATATTTTGACCAATAGCTCCCACAAAATCATTTGCTTGTTTAGTGAAAGGCGATTGAGGTATAGGAGATGTATTTTGAGTATTAGAAGTATCTACATATCCGCTTGTATTAGCATTAGGGGTAAAATAAGTACCAACTGCACCTGCGGCATTATTTATACCGCCTCCTATGGCATTTTTAGCTTTAATTAGTGTATCGACAAAGTCGCTTATTTGTGACATATTAGTTTGGTACATAACCTAAAACTGTTTGACCCGTGATCGAGTTCCACTTAGAAATACTATACTCCGCTACGCCATTATCTGTCGCTGAGATGAATTTCCCTAAACCTTCATAAAGTCCGACATGACCTAAACCTTTCTCTGGACCTGTCTGTGGCCCCGTAAAGAATATCCTATCACCAGGTTGTATTCCTTCCAAAGTTCCCGCCACTTTATTTGGACTCTCATACCAGTTATCTATTGCATTTCCTTTGTAACTACTACCTGTCGCTTTAGCTACAAAAGACATACACCAACCGTCATAATCTTGACTACCCAATTGAGATTTAGCTGTTTGAACATCTTGTGGAGTAGCACCCCCAAGTAATGCACTTTTTGTGGGAGTATCTATGTCTGACGTTTTGGAATTTGAATCTGAAACTTTACTTGCTAAGTCGATTAAATTTTGAACATCTGGATCGGAAGTGTTTGTTACATCGGAAGAAGAACTTGTTTGTGTTGAAGTTTCGTTTGCCAAATTAAGTAAATTTTGAACATCTGGATCATTCATTTTTAATAAGTTGCAACTCCTGTTTTAGTTGTGAGCATGGACGGATTGATAATAGATTTAGTCAGGGCGTTTGTAAGTGTATTTCCATTCGATACTGCGGTAAGCGGTATCTCAGCTGTAGCAACTGCTTCCTGATACTTTTCTTCTGTTGCAGCCAAAGTCTGTGCCATGGTCATCTCATTACCCGACAAAGTTACACCACTCTGCATCTTGTCTATTAAACCGTTAAATTGATCTTGTAAAGTTTGATTCCAACCTGTGGCTTGTGCAGCCTCCTGATTTGTAACCAGAGTACCTTGTGCTTGATAAGGAAGTAAAGCGTTTGCAATATAAGTACCGGAAAGACCTGCAGCTGTATTTGCATTAGCAGTAGCCGCATTGGCTTGGGGAGTTAAATAGGCCGTACTATTGGCTATTCCATTGTTTATGTCCGTTGCATCCACATCGTACCCTTTGGCTGCAATGTAGGCATTAGGGGTGGCATTTGTAACTCTATTTTGTAAATTAGTGGCAGTCGTTTCGAGGTTTGGCGTATTATACATATCCATACCAGTCTTATAAATAGAAGGAATAGCGTTGGCAAAATTAGATATATAACTGTTTGTTTCTCCGTTTAAGAGAGAACCCAAACTATTATCTCCATTACCTAGACTTGTTTGCTGAGCACCTGTGGTTTGGGTGGGATCAAAACTTGCAATAGCGTTTTTTCCTGTATCTGTCCCATTAGTAGAATTATCAGTAGCTGCCGATAGATCAGGTGAACTAGGAATAGTCGTATCAAATCTCGCTTGTAGTTTTAAGTATTTCATAAAAAAACCGAGGTCAAAGCCTCGGTGTGTCCGTTACCTTATATTATACCACCTTTACGAAAGATTCGATTTGAAGTAATTTGGAGTTTTCGTATGACAGTCGTGGCAGAGTGTTCTACCATTATTTATATCCCACAAATGAGCACACAATCTCCCTTGATTTATATTGGTGATATTATTTTTTTCGATAATTTGAACAAAAGATAGGGGATAATGATCGGCTTCACAATCTTTTTTAGAATATTTGCCACATAACTGACAGATAAATTTATCTCTCAAGAAAATAGACAACCGCCAAGAATTATATTCAAAAGTCTTTCTTAAACAATGTTTTAATGAAGTTCTACCACCTTTCCAATTAAAATGATTCTTACCTTGCATATAAGAAGGATGTGTTCCTTTTATCCGGCTAACTTGGCCTTTTTTAAACTGTGTTCTAGTACTTACACTTTTTCCTTTATATCCAACATTTCTACAGGATATACTGCAATATTTTCCATGTTTTAATTGTGAAGTTACTATATATCGTTTCCTGCCACAAACCTCACAAGATACGAATCTTCCGCTTTTTCTTTTTTCTGCACACAAAGCGATTCTTGGATCATCTAAAGTTAAACCTTGGTTCCATGGGACACCACCTTTAGGAAAACTATACGAGGGTCTCTTACCTTTAAGACTTTCCCAATAACATTTTCTACTGTGATATTTCTCGACGGTTGAATGTTTTGGTGTAAATTTAATTCCACAAGTTTTACAAATAGCCATAAACTATTATACTGTGTATCAGTGGCTAAGTAAATGTGCTACTTTTCCATCCGGTTCCATTCCAAATACTTAAAACATTAGTGTCTGTAGCATAGTACATATCGGAAAGGTAACGACCACTCGTTGGCCGTGCTGTAGCTATTCCACTATTAGTTGCACTTCCCCAAGTTGGAACTCCCGCAACCACTTGTAGTACCTGTCCCGTAGTCCCTATTCCTACCCTATTAAAATTGGCATTACCTCCTGTAAAGAATATATCTCCCTGTTGAACAGGATTAGGTACCAAGTGCTGAGGGCGAATCCCACCTGGAATTATGTGTTGAGGCAGAATCCACGAAGAACCACCTTTGGTATCTCGTGGACTTTGGTCTTGTTTGTCTTTTTTGTCGAACATTTTTATTTTCTTCCGATCTATAACGAATCCTCGGAAATCAACGGGTCTTGATCTAAGGTCAAAGATAACAAGGTCGGGGATGTACCATTGGTTTGAGTCATGGTTACACCTATTTGAACCTCATTAACTCTACCATTATTTATCAACTGTTTAGTGTATTTGCTTCCGACTGTTGAGTCTGCGGTTAGTTGAGCAAAAGTACCTCTTTCAAGGCTGACTTCAGGAGTAATACTCTCTCCTGTCTTGAGAGGAGAATAGACCGCTTTTAAGGCTAGATTATTATCATCATGCCACATCTTGCCTCCGTCATTTAATAATAACTGAATCTCCCCGTTGGGGGCAGGAGGGTTGTTAAAGTTGATTACATCACACCCATATCCCGATCCGTCCCGCCAACCGATTAAAAGGTTCTGTCCTACGGGGTAAACTAAGCCTATCGTAACGCTCGATCCTCTGTTACCAGTCGAGATAGGATAGTCAAACGATAGAGCTTCGGGATAAAAAGGATTAAGCGTCCCGTAAGAATAGGCTCCCCTTTGAGAAGTAGTTGACGAGCTGTTTGCATACAGTCCCATATGTAATAATCCTCTCCACATATTCAAGGCTCCGGGATAAACCTCAGTATAAGTATTCGATTCCAAAAGGGGCATCTTTTTAATCTTATTAGATTCTGAATTGCCCGTATTGTAAAAATATCCGCCTTTGTAATCCAAGAGTTGTCCCCTGTAACCTGCAAACATATAGAGGTCTGAGTCTACACCGAATAAGGCGTTTATCTGTCCTTCAGGTACGTCTATGAAGAAATCATACGCAGGCTGATATCCCGTCCAGAAGTAAATTCTTCCTTGGTGTAAATCGTAAATGTTCCCGCCTTTCCATACTCCGATGGCTAGATATTGCCTCCACTGAGCAAAGCATCTTACCTTCCAGCCCGGAGTTAGAGTAATAAAATTAGGTATATAGTTAGCCCCATCCCAGACTGCGAGATAGCGTTCGTTTCCTATAATCTCCGCACCCGTTAGTGAACCTCCTAGAGGTTGATATTGGAATTGAACGATAGGGTGGAATTGAGTATCGGGTACAAGGAATCCGAAATAAGTCGTATATTCTGCGGTTGAGAAATTAGCTGTAGTCCCAGTAACTACTTTAGATGTCCCCGCACTTACCGTGAGGTGCATATGATAAGTTTGTTTGAAAACCAATCTCCAAGGGTTAGCGAAGATAAACTCTACAAATCCTGATGTCGGGATATTGGCATTTAGGATTGTTTTAGTAGCGATAACTCTATTCTGTTGATCGTGGACTGTAACCGTCCAGTCTCCTGACCCCTTAGTGTCTACAAAGAACCCAACCGAGGCTTGGGGGTCATTGACTGGTGTAAAAGGTAACATATCTGCCGAGTTCTCGGCTATCGCAGTCAAAAGTGTGTAAGTCTGCCCTGTGAGGACACTTACAGCGTCTATATCCAGTCTGGTTGTAGCTCCCACAAAAGGCACATCAGTCGAGAATGTCGGGCTTCCGTGAGAGGTAAGAGTATTCGTGTTAGCTGTAGCATCTGTATAGGCTGAGTTGAATTTATAATAGGCTGATAATCCTGCCGAGGCCACGGGGATTTGAGTTAAACAGTTAGTAAGTATCTGCGTAGCGGTTTGGGCGTTAGACCATATCCTCATATCGTTTAACAGTCCGTCAAAGTAATTCGCTACTGCACTTGTTTTATTTGCTCCGACATACAAAAGTGAGGCGTTGTCATGTATAGCTGTTTTTGTTCCAACGAACGTGCCTAAACTAACGGCATTCATGTAGAATGTAGCGGTTGACGTACTTGCCACCCACGAAACCGATATTCTATTCCGAACACCCGTGGTAATACCTACTAAATTTTGACTAAGATACTCAAAAGCTGTGCCATCACTCGAAATCCCAAGTCTGCACTGAGTAGTATTCGTAGTAACTAGAGTATTATCCTGAGCATAATTAAGAGTCGGGGAAGTGGTACCTGTATAGGAAGTGTAGTAGTCAAGATGAATACGACCAACTCCGCCATCTCCTCCATGTCCATTTGAAGTACCTCCGCTTCCAGCTAACGCAACAATAACTCCCGTACCCAAAGTTGCGGTTTGTGCCTTGAGTAGAATTGATCCTCCTGCACCCCCGCCTCCGCTTCCAGCTCCAGCATCTCCGTTTGTTCCGTTAGAACCATCAAATCCATTGGATGTAATCGAAGTTCCTGAAGCAATGGTTGTTCCTGTAATAAAGACTATACCTCCGCCATTCCCTCCCGAACCACCGACTCCTCCTCCAGTTGTGCTTTTTCCTCCACCTCCGCCACCACCTAAGACTATTGTTGTTAAATCCGCCGACCCCGCAACTCCTCCGCCATAACCGCCCTGAGGGGAGGGTGGCGAACCCGAACCTTCTGTTTGTCCATTTGACCCTGAAGTTCCGTTGCCTCCACCTCCGCCAGCTGATCCATTCATGTTGGCATCTCCACCATAACCATTTCCGCCACCATTTCCATTTGCTAAATATGTATCTCCGCCAGCACCGAGAGTTCCTTCACCTTGTGCATTGTGACTTCCTTTCCTAAATCCTGTACCATCGGCACTTATTTTTCCCGTAATCGTTCCAGTTGCCAAGAAAGCCAAAATACCACCCTTTGTACCGTTCCATGCCTTTGCGGTATAGGTTTTGCCTGTATTTACCGTAACATTGGTATATTGAGGTAGAACTCTGACTTGTGCCCCTGAAACATAGTCATTTTTAAGCGGTGTACCCAGAGTTATGGTTCCCGCAGTGTAACCTTGAATTGTATTTCTCTCCCACTGGCCCGCCCCTGTCCCCTGAGTCTGGTGAATTAAAATTACCTGTCCTTGTGCAAATGCGGCGTTTGTCGCTGACAAGGCCTGTGTACCACTACTCCCTGTACATGACGAGTCTACGGGGGCTTCTGTGGTGTCTGTTGAGATTGTAAGAGCACTATCCCCTCCGTTACCAAAATATCCAGACACTCCGTATAAATCTAGTTTATAAGACCTTGTTGCCCCCGATTCGTCCCATTTACCAAGTAACGTCATTGAACTTCCGACTGCTGGCAGGGAATTACACTTAAAGAATGTTTCGAGTGTAAGGTCGCCTGTAACTGATAATGAAACCGAATCTGCCGCACTTCCGTACATTGACGAGGCTGAGGCTAATAATAGTGAGGCTGTGTTAGTCGGAATACCACCCTGAGCTTGTAAAAAGTTGGGAGTGAATACGGGTGAATTAGATGTCGGACCATACCTTGAAATAGAGGTATCTGAGGTTAAGTAAACAAAGTCATCCCCTGAAAAATAAGATAAACCATTTCCGTGTGAATTGGGAACCACTCCGATACTTGACCACGATCCCAATGTACTTCTTGAGTAGAAATTACCCGCATCTCCATAACTAAATACTACCAAACTGGTAGGAACTATATCAGCCCACTTAAGTAAATCGATGACTACGTTTCCCGATTCTTTCAATGCACCCGGTAAAAGTGTGAGAGCTTGAGGGTCGTTTCTGAAGTCCACCGAACGGCCAAAGTAAAACTGAGAGGGAACTTGAAATGCTGACCCTTCTTTTAGGTACTCAGAAATTCCGCCAATCCATCTTTTCTGCTCTTCTTTATTGTCTGTTGATTCATTTTTAGGCATAAAAATACCCGCACTAAGCGGGTGTGTCCTATGACCCTATTATACACCTAAAGAAGTTTGTTTTCGCCAGCCTGCCTCATCCGTTCATGTTCTTGAATGTGATGTTTATCACAAAGCCACTTAATATCTAGCCAATGTTCACGATCATATCCAAGATAATGATGACCAATAGTATTTTTATCTCCACAAACGCAACATTCTTTGAAAACATGATGAGTTCCTGTAGTGGATTCATCAGAGAGAATAAGAATTGGAGGATTCAGCATTTGAAAGTTTCTCTTTTAGCGAGTCTACGATCTTTGAATTTTCTTTAACTGTTTCATTCTTTCTTGCAACTCCACTTACAGAGCC